GGGTTTGCTGCTCTGTAAGATGCAACACCTTTTTTATTTAATCCACCAGAAGGGTTTTTACCTTCTTTTCTTTGCCATGCAGCAGTAGCCATTATGCTTTTGCTGTTTTAGCTGCTCTTTTAAAATTAGCTGCTGTTGGAGCACCTTTGCTTCCAACTTTTCTCATTGTTTCTCCTGAGCCACCTTTAATTCTATCTTGTTTAGCTTTTATGTTTGCGTACAATCCGCCGCCAGCTGCTTTTTTAACTCTGCCACCTTTACTCATAAAACCCATTTTATTTCTAACGGGAGTTGGTAGTTTTTTTAATCCTTTACTTTTTGCAGGAACTTTTTTTAAACTTCCTGATTTATACATTGTTCTTTGCATTGTTTTCCTTTTCTAGTTTAGTACCAAGTTGCTTTTTTTGATTTAGACGATAACATTCTTTTAGCATTTTTTATTTCAACTGTTTGAGAAGAAAGAGCATCTGTAGCTTCTATCTCTTTTTCTTTTTCATGTTTCGTAATTTTTTGTTCTTTTGTAACTGTCGTACCTTTTAACCAATCTTTTGTCATATTTTATCCTCCCTAGTTATTATATTTTGTAAGCTTTACCATATCCTCTTAAAGCTAGTCCACCACTTGAAAATTTCATTCGTCCGCCATCTTTAGCGGATTGTCTAGAAATTTTTGGAGTAGCTGGTCTTTTTTCACCTTTAAGTCTTGTGCTATAACTTTTACCATTAAATGTAAAAGAATCTCTTCCTTCTTTTCTGGCTTTAGCAAAAGCTTTTCCTCTAGCACTAACTGAAGTGCCTGTTGCTTTTTCATATTTAATTTCTGGTCTCGTGTCTTCTCTTTTACCTATTCTTTTTTTTGTTTTTTTAATTTTGTCTGCTACTTCTTTTTTTGTTTTTGTAGAAAACTCTAATTTTCCTGCAGTAACTTGTCCTGGTCCTCTAGGAACTGATTTACTAAAGTCTCCTTTAAAAGTTTTTTTACCATCTTCTCTAGCTTTAGAGAATTTAGATTTAAACTTTTCTTTTATTTTTTTAAATATTGCCATTATTTTTTTGTTCCTTTAAATATTTGTGTTCCTTTTATACCATAAATACTAGCAACTACAAGTATCCATAAATTTGTAAACCATTTAGGTAATTCTGAGAACATTTCAAAAAATAGCTTTACTTTGTCCATTGCTGTAGGGTCATCCGATACCACTGCCCAAGCTAAAATTGCTATAGGTGTGCTTAATATAATTAAAACCGCCTCATCTTTCCAATCTGATTGTCTAGACTCTAGTAATTTGCCTTGGTAAGCTTCTTCACCACTTGCCATTTTTGATGCATGCATTAGTTGTGCATCAGACATAGCCATTTTTGTTTTTTGACGATTAGCGTAGATTTTACTTCCAGCAGAGAATGCTAATTTTGCTAAACCAAACCAAGCCATTATTTTCCAACCTTTCGCATAGCTTTATTATGTGATTTATTAAAAGTCATGCCTTTTTTCATATCTTTTTTCATTGATGCCATATGTTTTGTTGTATGATGCTTTTTATGTTTCTTTAAAGTGTTTTTTTCTTTTTTATTAATCATTAATTGTCCTTTTTAAGTTCACTTGTTAAAATTGTTTTCTTAATAGACGTGTCAGATCTTAATTGTGCTAGTTCTTCGTTCTGATCTAGCTTCTCATCTACGTTTTGTTGGTTCATCATGGCTTTCATACGGTCTAAGTTAATTCTATCTTCACCTTCTTGTTTTTTTCTGTTGTTCTCTTGTGCTTGAAGGTCTAATTCTCTAGCTCTTAACATTGCAATAGGGTCATTTCCAAATTGTGAAGTAATTTTTTTCTCTTCGTTCATGTATTCTTCCATCATTTCAGAAATTAGTACAGCTTTTCTAGCTTCGATACGTTGTTGCATAGCCATAGCTTGTTGTTGCATCTGTGGATTCTGTTGTGCCATCTGCATCATCTGTGCTAGTTGTGGCAACTCTTGTCTAAACTCTAATTCGATCTGTTCTTGTGCCATTAAACTAATATGTTCTAAAATATTTTTTTGTATAGACGCTCCAACTGCAGGTGCGTTCTTAACCATGTTTGTTTCTAAGAAATTTAAGTGAGCAGTAATGTGTGATCTATGATCTTGACCAGGGAAAGCTTGAAAAGGTTTTCCACCTAATGCATCGATATGTTCTAATGCAGGATCTTTTGGTGTTGGTGGTTGTGGTCTAATTAAAATAGAGTCAATATCTTTTACACCTAACGCTTCATACATATTTCTATACACTTGATACTGATTGTGTAGTTGTGGATTGGACGAAGCCAGTTGCATTTCCGTTTGGGCTAGGGAGATTCTCTGAGTTTGAGAAAATATGTTTGGATCTGCAACCGGCAATATATCTACTCTATCATCGAAGTCTAATTGCTTGACTTGTTTTTGACCGCCGACAATATCGTATGGATAGATTGGAGGTAGATATAACTTGAAAACTCTTGCTAATAAATTAAATTCTTTTTTCATAGAGGCATACAATCTTTTATGTATGGCAGACATTGTTCTGCTCCCTCTTTCAAGCATAGCAACTGTCGTGCCCACTGCAGCTTGCTGATTCCCGTCTCCCACTTGCAGATCTGCTATTGAAGCGAATCTTTGACCTGCTTGTACCACGACACCCATAAGCGATAATAAGGTTTGCGATGGTTCCTTAAAAGGAAGAGGCATGAAAGCATCTCTAAGAGATCCACCAGGAGCATCTACATCTCTAAACTCTCCAGGTTGAATTGGTTGATTCTCGTCTCTCATTTTTATACCACGCATTTTAAATCCGGCAGGTAAGTTTGATAACGTTCCTGCATCTAACAATGATCTTAAAGCTGATGTTGCTGTTCTAGATAATCCACCAATCATGTGAATTAATCCAAAGCCATAAAAGCCAAGTCCTGGTAAAAATTTAAAGTGTACGAAGTAATCTATTTTGTTTTTTAAAGGATCTCCTATTTCATAGTTTCTTCTAATAGATAAAGTTTCTCTAGATCCTTCTTCAATGGTAACGATGTACGGTAGTTTAATTCCTGTTGGCATACCTTCTGCATCAACATCATTAAATCCGTCTATGTCTAAGTTTACGTGACACTCAAGAAGATTAAAAATTCTCTCATCTCTACCTTTTCTTGTGCCGTCTAATTCTCGTTCTTTTTTTTCTATATCTGATTCATTTACATAAGAAGGATTTAATTCTATATCTCTATAAAAACCTCCTACTTGTTGTTTACGTAATTCGTTTTCAGAAATTTTAACAACGTGAATAATTGATTCTGCATCATCTAAAGATGTAGCTGTGTAAGGTACAACTAAATCATCAGCTGGTACAAATTTAGAAACTGCTCTTTGCATGATCTCATCATAATAAACTTTTTTAAATGCAGATCCTGATAGTGGTAAATAAAATAACATTTGATCAAGTTCAGCTTCATACTCTTTCATCTGATCCATGATTTGATAATTCATAAAGTCTTTGACTCTCGCTGCTTGCTGCTCTCTTTCAGCTGAGATCTGACCTATGATCTGTGTACGTACAGGTCCACCTGCTGGTAACAATTCTTTATAAGCAAGTGCTTGAAATTGTGTAACTGCTTCGGCTAGTACAGGATGTGTTGCACCTGATGCACCTTTGAATGGTTCTGTTTTACTTTCGTATTTAAATCCTAATAAATCTAATCCTGATGTATAAGATTTTTCCCAATCACTTCTTGAAGATTTATAGTCTTCGTAATTAGAAAAAAGTTCCGAGCCTATAGGGGCGAGGACATTCTCTGGTAATAATTCTGCTAAGTTTGCAAAGTGCCCTTCGTCTTGTCCAGGGTTAACTTGCGATGGATCAAAGTTAACATCAACACTTCCGTCTTCGTTCTCTTGAACGTCAACAGGTTCTTGAGGATCTTTTTGTTGTTCCTCTAGCTCGATGTTAATATCTTCTTCGTTAGGTATATTTATAGTTTGCTCAACGTTTGGAAGAGCCTTGTCCATATCTGCCATTTATTTTCTCCAATCGTGCGACCTTAACCTTTTTAATAGGAATATTCAAGCCCTGTGGGTTAGGTCCTCTTTTCGGTGGTGTAGTCTTGGTTAATTTTTTCATACTACCAATAGTAACTATATTTTCTAGGAGGTGATTTCTCTTCCTCATAATCTTCAGGGTGAGTTATTAATCCTCCCTGTCTAAATCTCATAACAGCTTGTGTCATAGAGTCAACTAAATCGTCATGATCTCCATAAGGGAAAGCAGCACACTCTTCCATAACCTCTTGTGCAAATTTTTTATCTGTTGGAGCCCATATCATACCACTTTCAAATAATGGTGCAACAGAATTAACTCTAGTATGCTTATCATTTCCTTTTGATGGTGTGAAGTTGACTACAGGTATTCCCATAGCTCTAAGCTCATAAGTAAGTGGTAGTCCTGATGCCTTAGCCTCAACTAACACAGTTTCTGGTTGCCAGTAGTCATACTGTTCTTTCGCTACTCGTCTCAACTCAGGAAATTCTAGTCTCTCTTTCATAGC